TATGTTTGCCCACTTTGTAATTTAATTATAAATGTTAATTGGAAGAATAATGACCAAAGGAAAAGAAGCCTTAAAGAAAAATAAGGAAGAATGGAAAGAGCATAAGTATATAGTTGAAGGTTATGGGTACATGATGGTTTACAATAAATCAGAGTTTCAAATTATTCATGAGTTAAGTGGTCGAACTATTACCAAAGGAAAGTTTAAATTTTGAATTACTTATCTGTATGTAGTGGAGTAGAAGCAGCGACTGTAGCCTGGCATGATTTAGGTTGGAAGCCTGTAGCATTTTCAGAAATCGAGAAATTTCCAAGCGAGGTATTAGCACATCATTATCCTGATGTACCTAATCTTGGAGATATAACTAATTATAAGGAGTGGAATTTTGGAGAAAAAACAATTAACCTTGTGGTCGGAGGAACACCCTGTCAATCATTCTCTGTCGCAGGACTCCGTAAAGGACTTGAAGATCCAAGAGGCAATCTTGCCCTCATCTTTTGTGGAATTCTTGATAAGTTTAGACCCAAGTGGTTCGTTTGGGAAAATGTGCCAGGTGTCCTCTCCTCAAATAAGGGAAGGGATTTTGGTTCATTCCTCACAGCGGTGGGCGAACTCGGCTATGGGTATGGGTACAGAGTGCTTGATGCTCAAAACTTCGGAGTCCCACAGCGAAGGCGTAGAGTCTTTGTTGTCGGACATTTTGGAGACTGGCGACCTGCCGCAGAAGTATTATTTGAGCCAGAAAGCTTGTCAAGGCATATTGAGGAGAGCAGAAAAAAGAGGAAAGACACTCCCAAAGACACTACGCTTGGCATTAACACAAGTAGCAGAAAAAAAATAACTCATTTGTTACATCAAGACCAAGTAAGCACTTTGTTAGAAAGAGATTACAAAGGATTAAGTTCTGATAGTTTAGATACAAAAGCTATTGTTGAAGTTTTTGAGAACCATCCAGCAGATAGTCGTGTAAAACAAATGGGTGACACTTGTCATTCAGTAACTGCAAGATGGGGTACAGGAGGAGGTAACATTCCTTTTGTATTAAACAATCCTATTGCTTTAGCTGAAAACACTATTGGTAGACAGCCATTCAATGGTGGTAATGGAAATGGATTTACTGAAAATGGCCCTATGTACACATTAAATGCTACAGGGGTACATGGAGTTGCACATATGTTTAAAATTAGAGGTGGATCTCCTGTAGAAACAGGAACACAAGGTGGAACTCCTGGCAAAAAAGCAGGTAAAGGCTATTTAGGACAAGACGAAAAAACATATACTATTAATACAACTCAAGACCAACATTTATTTAATAACATGGCAGTAAGAAAATTAACACCAATTGAATGTGAAAGATTGCAAGGTTTTTCTGATGGATATACAAACATTAAAGAAAACTGCCCAGATGGGCCTAGATATAAAGCAATGGGAAATTCTATGGCCGTACCTGTGATGAGATGGATTGGAGAAAGAATTAAAAATTATCAGGAGTAAATTATGTTAGCTGAAGGATTGTTTATATTAACTGTAAGTTTAAGTGGTAACTATGATGACCTAGAATATGTAGGGAATTTCATTGACTGCCCTACGGCAATGATCTATTTCAAAGAAAACTGTTCAGAATATAAAGCAGCGAGTTGCACAACAAAAAAATATACCATGTTGCCACCTAATCATTTAGATGTTAATTCATTTGATTTTGATATTAAAGAAGTTCAGGGTTGTGGTTTTGTTGGAGTAGATACAAGAACTTTTACCAAGGATAAATGATGAAATTACCAAATAAAAAATATAATATTATTTATGCAGACCCACCTTGGACTTTCAAAACTTGGTCTAATAAAGGCAAAGGTAAGTCTGCGGAACAGTATTATGATTGTATGACCATTGATGCTATCCAGACATTACCAGTAAATGAAATAGCTGATGAAAATTGTATTTTATTTATCTGGGTAACTTATCCTAAATTAATTGAGGGAATAGAAACTATATCAAAATGGGGATTTACATACAAAACTTGTGGATTTAGTTGGATTAAAAAAAATAAAAAAGCTGACAGTTTATTTTGGGGTTTAGGATATTGGACAAGAGCCAACAATGAAATTTGTTTGCTTGCTACTAAAGGAAAACCTAAAAGAGTTGGTAAAGGTGTTCATCAAGTAGTAATGGATAAGATTAGAGAACATAGCAGAAAACCTGATTGTGTAAGGGATAGAATAATTGAGCTTTGTGGAAACCTTCCAAGAATAGAATTGTTTGCTAGACAAAAAATTAATGGTTGGGATGTTTGGGGTAATGAAGTTAATTCTATAGGAGAAGATAATGATTGAATTTATTTTATTAGTTAGTTTAAATGGTATGCCATCAGGTAATTTATATGCTGGCTCGTTCAGCAGTTGCGAAAACGCTTTTCAGTATGCAGCAGAAAATTATTCTGATTGGAAAATGTACACTTGTGTTCAAGAGTTAATTATTAATGGCTAGAAAAGTAAAACGAAATATTGTCCAAACTTATGAGCCAACTCATAAACGAACACAGCAAGGTGGTAAGATACGAAAGACCTCATCTATGAATAAAAGTTTTAAAGCAAGTTATAAAAAATACAGAGGACAAGGGAAATAATGAGTAAAGGAAGTAGTAGGCGACCAGAAGACTATGAAAAGTTTGCTGTTAATTTTGACAGGATTTTTAACAACAAAAAGGAAAATACAAATGGCAGTGAGTCCAACACAGAGAACGCTAAAAAGATTGAGAGAAAGCGGAGAGTATCCTCTCGTAGAAGTCGTAGAGCATTATAATTTCTTTTCAAAAAAAAGAAACGACCTCTATGGAATATTGGACATACTAGCAATAGATATAAAAGGAAACACAGTTGGATTACAAGTAACGAGTTATAGTAACATTTCGGCAAGAATTAAGAAGATGGAAAATAGTGATGCCATAAGCCACTTGCGTGATGCTAATTGGCAGTTAATTGTAGAAGGATGGCACAAGAAAGATAACAAATGGGTAAGTAGAATTGTTGATATAAGTTAAGGGGATTGATATGGGAATAAAAATAAGTAATTATACTAACGAGGAGCTTGTAGTCTTTGAAGAAAGAGCTAAAGACTTTATAGGGAGAAAGCCAGAAGCAAGTAGAAAAAGAGTATCAGATTATGCTGGAGTTGGAATTGCTGTATTAGAAAGATTAGAAAAAAATGGTGCGTTTAAACTACCTAAACCTAAAACAGTTAAAGAAAGTAGAAAAAGAGTTGCAGAAGTAAGGAGAATTAATAAAGACTGGGGAATAGGCGGTTGGAACTAGGAAGATTGGTAACTATATTAGAGGATTGGTCTAGGTGGATGAAAACTGACTCACATAGGCTAGGTTATCCTAATAAAGTATCTTATTTGTCTAGTGGTGGTGAGTCTACTTCTGATGTGTTTGAACACATGGTAGATAAAGCAGACAAAGAAAACATAAAAATAATAAATGCTTGTATAGATAGTTTATCTATAGACCAAAAAAAAGCTATTTACTATAAATGGCTAGGCGGAAACAAACCTATGTTCTATGAAAGACATTTAGATTTAGCAATGGACAATCTTTTAGCTATTGTTGGAAGAAGAATATATGCCTAATGAATAAAATGAAAAATATATTTGCACCCCATATAGACTTTAGTTTTTTATATGGAGTAATACCAGAAAATCCTAAAGCACAACCTTGTAATGTAGATATGATGTTTCAAAGAAAAAATAAGATACTTGTAGGAGAATGGAAAAGACCTAATGAAAATATGAATAAAGGGCAAGAAATATTGTTAAATGCTTTATCAAAACAACCTAACTTTATTGTTATTCTTATAGAGGGACATTCAGTAGATGGAGATACTGAAGTAAATAGTGTTTGTAAATTAGTGGATGGTAAATATAAAGAAGTTGCTAATGGAATAGAAGGATTGAGGAAGTTAATTCTTGATTTCTATAGATGGGCAGATAAAGGTAGGGTTACCCCTTAACCAATCAATTTAAAACGCACCACGAGGCTTGTACGAGCTTCAGACAAGTTGTTTAAACTACTTAATCGTCTAAATCTTGAATATTCATATAAATGCTATCAACAATAAGCTCTATAGTAGAACCATCAGATAAAGTAATAATCATTTCAGAGTCGCCACCAACTATTTCTACATTATCAATAGTTTTATCTACCATGTGTAGTGCAATTAAATTAACATCCATTTTCATTTTCCTTATATGGGTGTAGCCGAGTTGGAGTTTATTTTTTCTATAGGGGTTCTCCCTTTGCTCCACCTTCCGCATGGTACGCATTGATAACGCTGGTACTTGTTTGTCAGTGATATTTGTACTCCTCGTCTTTGTAAATGGAAGCTACCACAATTAGGGCAACACATATCTTTAGTTTCAAGATTATGATTAGGATGTATTTTAATCCAACCTTGTAATCTATTATAAACTTCTTCAGTTAGCCTTACATCATTAATATTATATTTCTTCATCAACTTCCATGCTTTAGGATTTTTAGACA